GATATTGTGGATAATTTGGAGGTTGGTATGACAGAAATTGAAAGATTGATAAATATGCAAATGCAAGGACTTCAAAGTTCAAATTATTGTTTAGGATTATATGGTTTAAGGGCCGCCAGTATACCTATGCAAACCTTACAACAAAAACGAATATTTACCAAGCCAAAGGAATATACAAAGGCAGTATTGAGGAAAACCATTGTGGCGATAGCCAATAATGGGTATATACGGAGAGTGATATGAGCGTACACAAATACGACTGGTTTGGCTGGCTGATATTGACAGCGTTTATATTTACCGGCCTGGGCTATGCTTGGAGATATGGACAGGAGCGAGGTATAAAAGAGCGCAGTTACGAGGCCGCTGCTGAGGAGTTATCGGTAGTTGTGAAAGGAGAGATATGCTATGAGTAGTACTTTAATGTGGGAACCTCTCAGGAGAAACAAGAAAGATTTGCCTAATGAGATAAAATATATTTTGCGGAAAAAGTATGGAGAACCGGTGAAAATCGTATTAAGTGAGCGTGATATAGAATACTTGCAGGGGGTCAAAGATGCTGGTGTTGAAAGCATTGAAACATTAATTAATGCGATTGAGAAATATCAGGAGATATTGGTGCAGGAGGAATGGTAGAATGAGTGATTTAATACCTGCTATTGTTTTGTTATCAGGGTTTGGGGTAATAATGGTTTTAATATCTCTATTTAGGAGAATCAGGAAATGAAAATAGGAATGATTATTTTACCTATTATTGCAGTTATCAGTATAGGAATTACCCTATTGACAATATTTGTTGCTGTACATTTTATAGCTAAATTCTGGTAGGAAGGAAAGAAATGAAATTTTTATCATGGACAACATTGCTTGCAGCATATATATCAAGTATTCTTACGTATGCGGTTACGACTGTTGGTCAGGCCAGTAAATTAATAGTTTATGACTGGACTATTGTACCGAATGTTATGTTATTTGTTTTAATACCTGCCGTACTGGGCTATCTTGTAGCGAAGGAGGATTGAAGTGAGGAAACATATAAGTGAAGTAGAGTTATGTGACAATACTAAACCTACACATAGATTCGGCAGCATCTGTGAAAATTACCACAAGGACGACTTCTGCCTACTATGTGGCTATTTCATGGAGGGCGACAGACTCTACATGGAGATCCACGGCTCTAACGGGGCATTGAACCGCGTCAAGGATATTGACTCTGCACAACCATATGTGTGCATGGAGTGTGCGGGACAATTTCGAGCGTTTCCGCTTAAGAATTATCATGCACATCCTAACACATTAACTGACTTTATCAAGGAGGGTAAATAATATGAGCGGCAGGCACTTTGTGGAAAAATGTAGAAACCTTGAGAAACCAGCATTGACTGATGAGCAACTTAACAAGCGACTACATGAGATGGTGGGAATATGTTGGCATGATTTAAAATCGCAAGGATTACCTCACTGGTATATTTGCAAGAACTGTAAGAGCGAGCTACACGGAGACGTATCTTTATTTCAGATAGATTTTGTTCATTCGTGGGAAGGCTTCGGTATTATGTGGGAGTTTATGCAGAAGCACGAACGGTGGGCGGAGTTTATGAATTTTATATTAATTAAACAGGAATTACAGCATTTTAAGAATAACACATATTATAAATACTGGTGGTATTTTATTGTTAACCCCTCTACTCTTGCAAAAGCAGTGGGAAGGTTTTTTGAGGAGGTAATAATAAATAGTGGGAGTGGGGACGCATAAAATAAACCTGACCCACAGGGTGCGATTTACGTTCGCAGGGGTTGAAGTCAGTTAACGTCACTCGTCTAATGAAATGATGAGGAGTAATAACTAATGAAATATGAAAAATATATATTAGTAGGGATAAGTATAATAATTGGATTAGCTATTATTGGCCTTATAGAGTTTATAAAAACTATATTAGAAACATTCTGAAAGGAGAAAGTGATGAAAGAACTGAATCCGAATAAGCCTGTCCAACTCCGTGATGGAAGGCAAGTGAGAAATGTTTGCTGGGACTATCTCCTTTCAAACGGAATGATTGGCATATCAGCTATTGTTAGAACAACTGATGGCCAGCATGACTATCAGGGGCTTTGGTACAGTAACGGCATAGCATATACAGGCATTGATAGTCAGAGCCTCAACCTTATCAACGTCCCTGAGCGGATTCAGGGTTGGCTTAATATATATAATATTTATAAACATCCTACAAAACAAGATGCTGATAATAATGCAGGAAATGGTCGTGTAGCCTGTATTTATATTGACGTTTCTGAAGGGGGGGGGCTGGAATAATGTTAAAACATATAAAAGTACCGATAATAATTGACGACCATGAGCCGGAGAAGTGCGGTATTAGTTGTACATTCTACTATAGTGATGATAATTATTGTAGTTTATTTGCCAAGTTTACCAATTATAATAATATCAATAATAATCGTTGCCGGCAGTGTATGGAGGAGGCGAAATGAAAGATGAGGGATGGACTATTGAAGATTTACAAGGGGAATTACTGTCACGAGGAGTATCTTTTGACGATATTATGTTCATGGATATTTATAAACAACTGAATTGTGATACCGTTGAGGAGGCAGCAAGAAATATACTGGAGGGTAAATGTCAAATGTAGACAAGATATGTACGACTCATCATGTGTGCCAGTGCATACAGGAGCGGCTCAACAGGATTGAGGCGGTATGGCAGACATACAAGCATATGGATAGGGTATTGTGTGATACTGAGATATTGGATATACAACATGATATTACTGATCTTGTTTTATACGACCTTTGGCGGGCGATAAGGAGGGATGAGTAATGCCAGACACATATCTCAGGGGCACTAAACGCAAGATCACTCCACTGGACTACGATGACAGCCGCTGTGAGCAGATGGTTATGGTCAATGGCAAGCCAATGAGCATTGACGATTTCCGCAAGCTCAAGGCCAAAGGCAAAAAGAAAAACCATATCGGGATGGGGATATGGGTGACGAAGAAGGCATGATAGCACGACAACAAGCAGAGCAAATATTAAACATGCTGATTGAAGACAGGCAGTGCAGGACAAGTAGGGATAACCAGCCATCTGCTCGGGAATTAAACATGGATGTTATGAGGGAAACATATAATCAGATGATTAATTGTCGTGACTCTTTGCAACCTATCGGCACGTGGCCTGAATGGTTGAGATTAGACTACTACCAGTATCCACCAACAAATGAGCCTATCAAATCTCACCCCGATTATCCTTTAATAGGCATTGAATGGGAGCCACAGTTGACGTTACTGAATTATCCTAATAAAGCTATATATATTCATCTGTCCGAAAACTTTCGGACTGATATTGTTAACTACGATGAAAAGTGTGTTGTAATATTTTTATCTCTCAAATACTCAGGCTACACTGACAAGGTCGTTGCAAATATCGAACTTAGAACCGACCCGGTTAAACTCGAAAATCTGCCTATTGAAATACATAACTGTCAGAAGGTTATGGAGGATATAGTCAAGGACATCGCTAAGATAGTCGGGCCGGTAGGGGTATTTTTGCCAGCGTTTCCTTGCAGCAAGCATGTTAATGTATCATTTAAGGGTATGTTGTCTGATATATTGTTTCCACGTTATGTCATTAAACCCGGCATATATGGCTATAGACAGCATGCCAGAGTTCCTTACAACTTCACGGATTACAAGTCCCTTTTTACTCCATGTGATAACCTCACTCCCCTGAAGGAGCCAATTTTATTAGGTTACAGCTACACTGGTGAGACTTATACTTCCAGGCGGGAGTTATTTTAAGCCCCTGACGTGTGAGGCCAGGGGCGGGTGAAGTTACTTCACGTATGGAGCCAGCAAGCGGAGTGTCAAGTCAGTGAGTTTATTCCAATGCTCACCATATACGTCATCGGGGTCAATCTTAGTAATCGGCATCATAGCTGTCAGCATTGCCCGGATAGCCTGTCTTTCCATGTTCTCAGCTACCAGTAGTGGGCAGTTACCGTCTTCACTGACCTTCAGTTTTGCCTTTTTGCGAGCCTCGATACCTTCCTGATGGTACGTCTCAAAGTCTTTATCTTCCATCAAGTAAGTGTCTTTTGACTCTATAATAATCCTATCAGTAATCCCTCTGTCTATCCAGCGTTTCGCTACATGCCAGTTATGTAGCGCTAATATTTCTCTCTGATACCCTTCTACTACTGGCCTTACGGTCGCAGTCCATGCCTTCGCCATAAATACCGCTTTAGCAGCGGCAATCATTTTTGGACTAAATTCTATTGTTTTCATTTCCCGTCTTCCTTTATAACAGAGTCCAGCCCTTTTAAGAGGCTGATAATCTGTTGCAGCCGTTCTGTTTCAGCTGCACTCTTTGCTTTTTTATTTATGAGGTCTTTAGATATAATTTCAAAAACCTCTATTGGGGTCAGGTCAACAACCTGGGAACATTCCTCATCTCCCTCCATGTGATTACAGTCCTCCTCACATGGGATAGTAACCCTTTTGATAAGGAGAAAATACCCCTCAAAGGTGTTACCTTTGTTGAAATAGCAATCCTGAATTTCAAACGGGTTATCGTTGTCTCTGTTGTAGCCCAACCTTTGCAATTGGGTTACAATTTCATTCTTTTCTTTTATATTCATATCCCCCCCTTAAAACTGCCCTGTTAATTTCATCAGCCTAAATGCCAGCCCGGACAGTGTAAGGCCGGCAGTGAATGCGCCGATGAAGTCAATTATATTATTCACTTCAGAATCACTTTCCCCTTCCTGCGGCCAGATACATTTGATAAATAGGTTTTTCATGGGGCCACCTTGTTGCTGAAATGGACATTATACTCAGGGTTGAGTGTCCGTATGTCATTTAATACGGTTAATGCCGGTGCCGAGGCATCGTAGCTCGTAGGAATAGTTTCCATTCCGAATAACTCCTTAATGTCAGCATCCCCATGAAACGTTGCCATCCATCCCTTTTCTGTCCGTGTTAGTGTTATTCTCTTTTTCATTTTACACCCCCTTATTCAGTCGGCGATATTGCCAACTGTCTAAAGTATATCATATTTATATATATTGTCAAGTAAAATATATTATACATAATGTTGGATATGTTCCATGTGGCTCCACCAGTAATTGACAGGATAAGCAAATACTGATATTAATTGATTATGCCAAAACTTAAAAAGATTACTCTTGAGGAGGCCAAGCGCATCTTCCACGGATTACCAAAAATGGATGTGCTCAACAATACCTCAATAATTTCGCCAACACCGTCACAAAAATCACCAAATGTTGCAAAAATGAACAAAATCAACGAAATGTGTAAGTCGGGGGAAATTGTCAGACGGCCCCGCAAGCTTTCCGCTGGATTACGCATATGGACTCGTAAGTATCTGGACGGTGCAGCCTCCGTCCGGGACTTTGAGCGGTGGCGCAAGGCTAAGCCTAATGAGGCCCTGCCGTGGGCCTGGAAGGTCACATATGGTGATGGACAGCAGGGATCCACCGTCACGGTCAACCGTGTTAATACCTTGATCCAGATACTCACAGGACAACAGTTGTCATCACCGTCCGGTCAATACAATCAATTACCGCAAGCTATTGTGAGTCAAGCAATTGACACACAAGCTGTTGTGGTTGCCGACAATCCCGAAAACCCGTAGGGTACCATCCGTACATTGGGAGTCTCAAGCCTGCCTCTCATGCCTTCGATAAATTTTTACAAATATTCAAATTGACTAAGGGCAACTTTGTGACTGTGCTTATAAGGGTGGTATAGGAATTTACAGGGTGGTCATATGGCAGATTCTACATTGCGTAGAATGTCGTGATGAATTAATAAATAATAGAGAGGTCTTGAAACTAATATTCTACAGTGTGTAGAATGGATTAAGTTCCTCAACATGGGAGATATTATCTCTGAAGCGAGCGGGTTTGTATGATCTTTTCGACAAGTACCGCCTCCCATGATTATAAGCAACCGGCTTATTATCGGTTCGGGGTATTCCCTGCCTTTCTTCGCTCCTGATATATTCAGGATCACCCTGCGGTCTGGTATCACTTAGGATAGAGAGGGTGGATATTGGCATGATGGATATGACAATATCAGATATTTTGAAATTGTCAATCAAGATATAGTCTTGACAAATCAATATTAATATATTATAGTATGAAGTATGAAGAATTTATTTATTAAGGGTATACCTGATGATGTATTTAAGAGGATGAAGATAGCGGCCTTGCAGCAGGATATGAAGATGAAGGAGTTTATCGTTGCTGTGATAGAGGCGTACTTGAGTTATCAGGAGCAGGAGAAGAAACAATGAAGATACCTGATTGTGATCCTTATGATTTTGGCATGTGGCATTTCATATTGAGATTGCCTGTCATGATTTTGTTTACTTTATTCCATGTGGGGCTTTTATATATCACTCGGAGTGATGCACTGACCCCTTCTTTATGGAAAATATTGCTTCCAATATGGATATTAAATATGATTGCTATAATAATTATGCCAGGAGTAGACCCATGATGTTTTTAATTTCAGCGGGTTTTGCGGCAGTTTTATTCTCGATGGGCAGTTATATTTTAGGAATTGCCTTTGCCGGGCTTGCCGTCTGGCTTTTATTTATTGAGATATTGGAGGAATAATAACATGAAAATAATTGCCTATGTAAGGGTGAGTACAGACAAGCAGGCCGAGGAGGGCATGAGCCTTGCTGCACAAAGTGACCAGATAAAGAAGTATGCCGCCCTCTACGATTTAGATATTATAGATACCGTAATTGACGATGGATATAGCGCAAGTAACCTTGATAGGCCCGGTTTGAAGCGTGCCTTTGGAATGTTGGATGCCGGCATAGCTCAGGGTGTGATCATCACAAAGTTAGACAGGCTTACCCGAAGCGTATTTGATTTAGGCTATCTCTTAAAGAACTACATGGACAGATACAGGTTCATGTCAGTCTATGACAAGTTTGATACGGATACTGCTTCAGGGAGGATGATGCTGTCTATCCTTACTACTGTCAGCCAGTGGGAGAGGGAGGTTATCTCAGAGCGGACAAAAGCCGTCCTGCAATATAAAAAAGCTAATGGCGAGCGGACAGGCAATATTCCTTTTGGTATGAGACTCAGGCCTGGAGAAGTAGTCAGGCTGGAAGATGATCCTGTGGAACAAGAAATTAGAAACATAATTAAAGACAATAGAGCAGAGTCAACCCTTGCCGAAATAGCACGTATTCTTGCTATTGCTGGTTATTGTACCCGAAATAATAAACCCTTCACGATCTCTCAGATTTCCAAAATCGCCCGCATGTAATTTGACAACTTCCTGATTTAATGTATCTTATCGGTTAATATGTCAAACGATATATCTACCGATCTTATCATCATTTCTGAAACGATAAACAATCCTGAAAAAAATCCCTATTTAATCAAGTCCTGGGATGCAGAGGATTTATCTAAAAAGCTCTCTGTCCTTACCGATGATATAGCGGAGATATGGATTCAGTGTATTACCCACCTACAGACCTATGCCTGGCGTATTCATTCCAAAGACTGCACAAACAGGGAATGTTTCGGCGGCTGCGGTCACGATGTGGCAAAATTATTCTTTCATCCCAAACAGGCAGAATTCATCTCATGGAATGGCGATGAAGCCTGGGTCATTACCGGGAACCGCTGGGGTAAAACCGATGCCAATGTATTTCGTGCCATATGTCAAGCCAATGGTTATAATCCTCTCACAAATGAATTATATCAACTTCCCCAAGATGTCTGGATTGTAGGGTTAGATTTCCCTATGGTTAGAGATATTTTAGTGCCTAAATTTAAGATGCAGATGCCGGAAGTTGGTGTTAAATGGAGCGAGGATATATCCTCCTGGGATTTTAATAAAACAGATTTAATTGCCAAACTATTTAATGGCTCCGAAGTGGGATTTAAATCAGCAGACTCAGGTATAGAGAAATTTAGAGGCGCTGGTAAAGACTATATTGGTTTTGATGAGGAACCACCTAAAGACGTATTCTCAGAAGCATGTATCAGGGTAAAAGCCGGTCGTAACCTCCTTATTCGGGGTTCAATGACTCCCGATCCATTCAAAGGTTTAACCTGGACATATAAGGAAATATTAAAGAACGAGACACGTCAGGCAGACCCTATGAGCCTTAAAATCTGGACAGGCGCTACAACAGAAAATCCAGGCTTATCTGAGAAAATAATTAAGCGCTTAAAATCCAATATGGAAGAATGGGAGCAGCAAGTCCGTATATTCGGCAATTACGCTATGGGTTTAGGCCGATGCGCATTCAGCGAATCAGGGTTAGCCATACAAAGAGAGATGATAAGGGAACCATTAACAATAAGGAACATATCCGAGTTGGCTAAATTAACAATATACGAGGAACCTAAAGAAGGTTTTGGTTATTCCATCGGAGTAGATACCGCAGAAGGTTTAGAGCATGGCGATAATTCCGCGGTATGTGTTATTAAGCGGGATATTAAACCTTCACTTGCCGCAATTTTAGTCGGCAAAATAGACCCGGATACTTTAGGGGATCATGTAATATTACTGGCTGAGGAATATATGGAGGCATGGCTTGTCATAGAAACAAACAATCATGGTTTCGCTGTGATCTCTAAGGCAAGGGATCATGATTATGCCAATATGTATGCAGAAAAGAAATTCGATAAATGGGGGCAGAAAGAATCTAAAAAATGGGGCTGGAATACTAATGCTTTAACCCGGCCTATACTCGTTGATGGTATAGCTGTTGCCATAAGAGATAACACAATTACCGTTAATGATAGTTATGTTATAGACGAATTAACTACTTTTATCGTAAACGAAAAGGGTCGGGCAGAGGCGCAGTCAGGCTGCAAGGATGATCGTGTCATGGCTTTAGGACTTGCATTGCAGGGGCATATCAGGTGTCCTCAATATGAGAAACCTGTCAAAGCTCAACATGATCCCATCCCGATAAATGAATTTGCATACATGGGGGTATAATGGCAGAAACAGGTGAATTACCAAAAGACAGGTTAGAGCGATTCAGATTCTTTTTCCATCAGG